AAATTTTTCATCTATAGTCCAAGTCGTTCGCAGGCCATAATAAAGCTCTTGACAAAATCTGATCTTACAATATCGTCAACTGTAAATTGGAATGATCTAAATTCTGGCATAAGTCTGGTCACACCAAGAAAATCACGGAAACCAGATACATCATTTTTAGACTTAATCAAGTCATCTTGTTTTCCATCCCCGCAGCAAATAAGAATTGTATTATCACCTACGCGTGAAATGACGGTAGAAATTTCATGCCAATTCAAGTCTTGAATTTCATCAACTAAGACAATACAATCTCGGAATGTAGTACCACGGAGGAAAGAAGATGATACGAATTCAATCTTGCCTGTTTCTTTGAGCTTTTCATATGCATGTTTATTATTCGTCAATTCTGAACAAATCTGTACATATGGCATCTCATATACCGCCATCTTTTCATCCAAATCCCCAGGCAAAAATCCCATGTCTCTAGTTGGAACAGATGATCTGACAATGATTAATTTCTTAAACTTTGTTTCTTGTTGTAAAATCTCAAGCAAAGCGAAATATACAGCCATGAAACTTTTACCGGTTCCTACTGTTCCGTGTAAAATATATCCGTCTGCATCCCCATTTTCCCATGCTTGGAAAAAATGCTCTTGAGTTTCTGTGAGAGGCGATAATTTCTTAATGTCACCCAATTTGACCATTTTGCCGCCATTTGGTATTACCTTAGCGGTCATCTCATTAATAAGTTCTTTTTCTAATTGTTTCTGTTGTCTTACCAATCTTTTAGCTGTACGTTCAGATTGTGTTGAAGGAGTTGATTTTCTTGGTGTTGCAGGGGCACGTGCCATTAGTAATTTCCCTTAGAGTTTGTTTAGAGTTGAGAATACAAGATACGATTGGTCCTTCCTTACCAATTTAATGCTTTCATAAATGAACAAGTTCTCCATCACACAGTCTATGATCTATATCATATTGTTCCTCGACTGGATGATATCTATATTGAAGACCACAATTCTTACAATACATTTCACCGGATGCTCTATGCCATTCTCCGGTATCTTGATGCAATTGTTGAAATAATCTTAGTCTAATTTCTCTTTGCTGTCTTGGAGTCATATTACATAAAAGCCGAGGTGTGGTTCATTTGTGAACCCGGAGCATTTTTATGGATCTTTTTAAGCACTTCCTTGAAGCCCTCGGGAACTTTTGTCCCATAACTACCCTGGACCGTCGTAGAATAGCCGATAAGCGGTGAAGATACTAACCTTGATAGGTAACCCACCTTAGAACATGATGGGCATGGATCAGTTTCTACGGCATCTCTATCCGCAATTCTCTTTGAAAGTTCCGATTTTTGCCCACACTCGGAACAGTAATAATCATACAGTGCCATTGTCTTTTCCTTTCATTACGATTTGCTTAACCTTAGCACTTTGATAGAGTAAATCATAAACTGTAGTTGGAATATAAACGAGAGTCACCAGAGCACCAAAGAAATGGACTATGACTGCTATCGGAATCATAAAGATTGTTTTCAGAAAAATACTAAATTGAACTGAAGCAGAAAGTACCTCTGCTTCAACTAATTTTTTATCTATTGTCATACCATAGCCAACTTAGTTGGAGGCATAATGATCTTTTTGAAGCGTTCATTGTAGTGCTCGAGTAATTCCTTTGATGGGAATGCAATTGATGTGACCGAAGATGGTACGGCAAATCCGGCCTCTTTATCTGCATACGGCATAAATTCCAACAGGCCCATTCGTCCTTGACCGCGTTCATCCACATCTGTTACTAATTGTAGAATATCTCGGCAAAAATACGATCCCGAACTTTCAGTTACTTCCGCCAGTAGTTCTGTACCATCAATTAATTTTAAAATTACAACTTGTTTTTCCATTTTATAGCTCACTTTCATTATAGGGGATTTTATCTACGGTCTTGATACTTTCACAACCTTTACATTTCAGCCCAAAGTGAAGATAGCCATCTTCCTTCCAGGTGACTACATCAACTTTATTTTTGCCGAATATGTGTAAAATTATATGGATCAGTTTTTTCATACTAAAAAGGGAACAGAAGTCAATCTGTTCCCTGAGAGTTTTGATTGACAAAACTATTTATGCTTACATNTAAGCACGTGGACCTGCTACTGAGAACGCCATGGCAATCATACGTGCAGTTGGAGTACCAATCTTATAGATTGTACCAGAATTGGAACGTTTCGTATAGATGCATGCACCTTTTCGGCGGAGTCGCGAAACAACCTTCGAAGGTGATGCTACACCAAGCATATAAAGTTCGGAGACAGTAACACCTTGTTTACCAGATGCGAAATGCATAATTAGATTTTCTTGAGTCATAAATTTCCTTAATTGTGTTTTCAAAATTGAGATGCCGCTAAACACAAATACGGCATCTCAAACTTACATTAATCGTCGATTAGACTTTGGAAGAAAGCAGAATCATCTTCATCAGCAGCCTGAACTACTGGGACAGATTTAGGCTTGACTGTTTTTGCAGCAGGCTTTACTTCTTCTGGAACATTGGCGATTTTAGACAATTCATCAAGTTCTGCGTCATAATCGGCAGCTGGGGTAGATTTTTGAGCATCAGCACCAGTAACCCAAAGGAATTTCTTCTTCAAATCTTCTGGAGATTTGAATTTATCTGGAGTAACTTCATCTTCCAAATTGTAGCACTGTGACAGCACTTCATCGATGCGTTTCTTTCCACCAGCAATTGGCTTNTTGCTTGAGAACTTAGAAGTATCATAGTTCGGGAAATTTGCAACAATAGTCATACGAAGCAAGAAATCTGCACCTTCTTCTGGNTCAAACACATTGATTGGTTCTTCACCAAGATCTTCATCTGGNTTTGCAGCAGACACAATCTTATCAAAGATTTTCTTACCGTACTTGAATTTNAAGACTTTACCTTCATTCTCTGGATTCTCTTGNTCTTTAATNACCAAAATATTNGAGATNTAGTTAAGTTTGCGCGNNCGNGATGAAGCAATTTTCTTATTTGCTTCCAGACCNGAATTCCAAAGTTCACGATTCACATCTGCAATGTAGTCTTGTTGACCCAAAGTAGAAAGCGAATTCTCAATGTACCAGCGATTGGTACTTGGATCCTTGAACGAATGAGTATACAAACGTACAAAAGGAATATCTGTGATTTCTTTGTTTGGTAGGAATCGAATAACAGCTGAACCATTTCCTGCCTTATCCTTGGTCAATCTCCAATATGTTTCGGAGCCTTCATCATAATTTTTCTTTTTTGTAGTCACTTGGTCGATTTGTGACAAAAGAGATTCGAAGTTCATTGTAGACATTTTTAAGTTTCTTTCTTAGTAATTGGTGGTTTGGTATTGTCAGACCACACATAACTGACAACTTATTTAATCAATAAGCATAGGTTTATTCTATCAAATTTGAAAGAAAAGTAAAATATTTTATTAAATAAAATGTAGGCCACGATGAACCAACATCTGCCTACTCTAGTCAACCCAGTAAAGGAGTCTTTATGACCAGCAAATGTATTTATCATTATGTGTATAGAATTACTAACCTAGTAGAGAAGAAACACTACTACGGCAAAAGAAGTTCTAAATGTGACCCAAAAGAAGATCTAGGTAAGAAATACTTTAGTTCTTCTACCGATAAAGAATTTTTATTAGATCAAAAGAATAATCCGCAGAATTATAGATATAAGATTGTACAAAGATTTGGAGATGGTAAATCTGCGATCTTAAGAGAATCAATATTACATTATAAATTCAATGTCGGTAGAAATGATCATTTCTACAATAAAGTAAAACAGAAACTCAATGGATATGATAGAACTGGAATTGAAGTATCAGAAGATACTAGAGAAAAATTAGCTAAAACTCAAAGAGGTAAGAAACACTCAGAAGAACGTAAAAAGAAAAGAGCTTTGGCTATAGCAGACGGAAGTCATAGAACTACCAAGGGGAGAAAAATGTCAAAAGAACAAAAAGAACAAATTTCTGTTACCAAAACTGGCTGTAAAACTGGAAGAACATCTAATGATTTTACAGATGAATGGAAACTAAATCTTTCTTTATCTCTAAAGGGAAAAATCAGACCCCAACTTCCCCCAGAAATAGAAAAAAGAAGAATTTTGGCAAAAACTACAGGTTTTAATAAAATAATTGTGGGAAGAATTTGGGTGAATAATGGCCAAACTTCTAAAAGAATATACCCAAAAGATCTAAATGATCATCCGGGATATATTCTCGGTAGACTTAAAAAGTCAAATCATAGCGCGTCCGCATCACCGCCTTCAGCATGATAGCCGCAGGTGTGAAATCATCCATATTACCGGACAAGATTGCCTGTGCAATCGCTGGGCTGAATCCGCTAACGAGAGCCGTTCCGCTCTTATCAAACTTCACAGGCACATTGCTTCCTGCATTCAAATTCCAGAACACAATCTTAGGAGCAGTATAACCTGCTGTCTCGTACTTGCGTTCAATCATTTCCATTGCAGAATCATCATGTGTTACACATTGATCAAATTGCATATCAGAAAAAACAATTAACATACCAGGCATATCTGCCGCTGGAACACCATTACGTACGGCCGTATCCAAAAGCAACTTCATTGCTGCATGCAGATTGGTATTCATCGCCCAATCTGTCGCAACCATCTGGTTAATCTTCTGATTGATGTTACCTTGCAACTTAACCAGTGCTGGGTTACNACTGAAAGTCAACATACAATCCTTNAANACACCCTTNTTCTTNTCTGCAAANTACAGGCCCAAAGACACTGCAATTTCCAAACAAGTAGTGGTACCCTTTTGACCAGCAGGACAGGTCATAGAACCAGAC